GATCAATTACCTGAAAACTCTAAACTATTAAGATTACAGGAACCAATGTTAATTAAATATGTTCCTCGTATAACTGAACATGGTATATCTGATTATATTGCTTTAGTTAAATGGGTTGGTTTTACAGATGAAAAAATAATTACTATTCCTATAGATAAAATTATTACAATAGCAAATGCCACTCCTCAGTTTACAAAAAGATATGCAAAACTTGTAGTCGCATTAAGACAGGCCAAACAGACTTTGCCAAATGTTATTGAAAGAGATTTAAAAGATGATGATTGGGATGATTTTGATGAAGAAAATCCCGATTTAAATGAGAGGGATATAGACAAAAAAGACATCAAAGAGTTAAGTGACTTATTAAATATGCCAAGTAAAAAAGTACACTAGACGGGTAGCTAAAGCTTCTCGGTAACAACCCACATGGGTATTATAACAATGAAATTACATTATGTCAAGCGACTATGAAAATTAGATATTACAAAGATATAAGTAAAGGTCGATGGATAGGGTTTTTACTTGCTATGTTAAGTGCCTATATACTATCAAGTGCAAACATATCAACACAATGGGTAGGTTGGTTAGTAGGGTGTTTTTCTTGTGCTATATGGGTTTATATGGGTTGGAAAGACAAAGATATACCTCGTATGTTAATGGAACTATTTTACTTATTACTTGCTATGAGAGCAGTATATAACTGGTTAATATGAAAAAAGACAAGTGGATAATAAAAGCAACGTATAATAGTGGCAATCCTAAAAAATATTGTCAGGTTACTTATCCTTTTACAGGCACACCTAAATCACTTGAAAAAAAGATTTGGAAACACTATAATGAAAACTATGAAGAATATGGCAAAGCAGAGGCCGTAGAGGTAGAACTTATAACATAAACCATTGACAAAAACAACAAAATGTAGTATTATATAATTATGACTAGAACAAGAAAAAAATCCGAACATTATGTAGATAACAAAAAGTTTCTACAGGCGATGATAGAATATAAGGACCAGTGTGATAAGGCCGAAAAAAGAAATAGAAAGGCACCACCAGTTACAAACTATATTGGTGAATGTTTTTTAAAGATAGCAAATCACTTATCTTATAGACCTAATTTTATTAACTATACTTTTAGAGATGATATGATTTCTGATGGTATAGAAAATTGTTTACAATATCTTAAAAACTTTAATCCTAAAAAATCAAATAATCCATTTGCTTATTTCACGCAGATTATTTACTATGCTTTTATAAGAAGAATACAGAAAGAAAAGAAACAAACAAATATTAAGTATAGAATGATTGAACAGGCTAACATAGATGAATTTACTACATTACCTGGTGATACAAATAACGATTATAAAAATCAGTTTTTAGAATTTTTAAGAAAAAATAAACCATCAACTGAAGAACCTAAACTAAAAGAAATAAAAGTTAAAAAAAGAAAAAGAAGAACTTATACAAGCGTTTTAGATATATAATGAAAATAGCATTGTTGAATGATACACACTTCGGTGTCCGTAACGATAGCGAAGCATTTAGAAACTATCAATTAAGATTTTATAATGAAATCTTTTTTCCTTACCTAGAAGAACACAATATTAAAACATTGGTTCATTTAGGTGACGTAGTTGATAGAAGAAAGTTTATTAACTTTCAAACTGCTTCTATTTTTAGAAAACAATTTTGGGACCGATTATATGAAGAACAAATTGATACTCATATAATTATAGGTAACCACGATACTTATTTTAAAAATACAAATGAAATAAACGCAATAGAAAATCTTTATACTTCATTTGATAAAAAACACGAACCTTGGATATATACAAAATCAACTGTGGTAGAGTTTGACGGTACACCTATTTTATTTGTACCTTGGATATGTGATGATAACTATGAACACTCCATGAATATGTTAAAAACAGCAAAAGCAGATTTATGTTTTGGTCATTTAGAAATTAAAGGTATTGAAATGCAAAATGGCGTAATCAATGAACATGGTTTAGCAAAATCAGATTTTAATAGATTTGATAGAGTCATATCAGGTCATTTTCACAAACATACTGATGATGGACAAATACATTATAATGGTGCTCAATATGAAATGACATGGTCAGACTACCAAGACCCAAAAGGCTTTCACATCTTTGATACTGAAACAAGAGAAATAGAACGAATAAGAAATCCTTTAACAATTCATAAAAAAATAATATATGATGATAAGAAAAAAGACTATAAAAACTTTGACTTAACAGATTATAATAATCATTTTATAAAATTGATAGTATTAAATAAAACTGATGAAGAGGTATTTGACAAATTTGTTGAAAGATTGTATAATGAAATAACTGTATATGATTTAAATATTATAGAAGATTATTCTGATATTAAGGCTAGTGTAAGAGAAGATATTTTAGAAATGGGCGAAGACACAGTTACATTCCTAAATAATTATGTTGACCAATTAGAAACAGATATAAACAAAACAAAATTAAAAGAATATTTAAAATCTATTTACATAGAAGCAAATGATAGTAAAGTATGATATATTTTAAAAAGTTAAGATGGCGTAATTTTCTATCTACTGGTAATCAGTTTATAGAAGTTGACCTAGCAAAAGCACCATCAACACTTATTATTGGTACAAACGGTGCAGGTAAATCAACTATGCTTGACGCATTATGCTTTGCTTTGTTCAATCGTGCCTTTAGAGATATTAAAAAAGAACAGTTAGTAAATACAATCAATCAAAATGATTGTGAAATAGAATGTGAGTTTGAAACTAACAACAAAAAATATAAAGTAGTAAGAGGTATTAAACCAAACAAGTTTGAAATCTATTGTAATAACGTATTGTTAAATCAGGACGCTTCTAATGTTGATTATCAAAACACACTAGAACAAAGTATTTTAAAATGTAACTATCGTGCCTTTTGTCAAGTTGTTATTCTAGGTTCTACATCATATGAACCTTTTATGCACCTACGTGCTAGATACAGACGAGAGGTTGTTGAAGAAATATTAGATATAAGAGTTTTTAGTCACATGGATTTATTGTTAAGACAAAAACAAGGTGAGTTAAGTAAAGCCGTTACTGAAGTTAGACATAGATACGACCTAATGACAGAAAAATACGAACTACAGAAAAACCATTTTGAACAAATACAAAATAGAGATAATTCAGACATAGAAAATCGAAAACAACAATTAAAAGAAAACGAACAAAACAATTATGAATACAATCAAAAATTACAATTGTTAAATGAAAAGATTATATCAACAAAAGCAGAAATATGGTCAGGTGACAAATACAATAAGAAGGCTAATCAACTATCTAAACTTGAAACAAAAATAGAAACTAATTTATCAAATCATAAAAAAAATTTACAATTTTTTGAAGAAAATGATAACTGTCCTACCTGTACACAACCTATTGATAAAACATTTAAACAAAGTAAAATATTAACTGAAAAAAATAAAATATCTGAATTAGAATCAGGATTAAATAATTTATTAAATGAAATAGAAAAAACACAAGCTAAAATAAAAGAAATGAATAAGATAAATGAAAAATTATCTGAACTTAATATATCTGTAGCAAAAGTAAATACATCTATTTCTGAAATTAACAGACACTCCAATAGACTAGATACCGAGATTGCTAAACTAGAAAGTGATAAAGAAAATACAAACAAAGTTGCTGAAGAATTACAAAAATTAAAAGATGAACTATTACAAGTAAATATTGAAAAAGAAAAGGTTGTAGAAGAAAAGAAATATATTGATATTGCTAGAGAAATACTAAATGATACTGGAGTTAAGGCCAACATCATTAAGAAGTATTTACCTATAATGAATAACTTAATTAATAAGTATTTACAATCTATGGACTTTTTTGTTAACTTTCATTTAGATGAAGAATTTAACGAAACAATAAAAAGTAGATTTAGAGATACCTTTAATTACAATAGTTTTAGTGAAGGTGAAAAACTTAGAATAGACCTTGCTTTATTATTTACTTGGAGAACTATTGCTAAAATGAAAAATAGTACAAATACAAATCTTCTAATATTGGATGAAATATTTGACAGTAGTTTAGATAGTCAAGGTACCGAAGACTTTTTTAAAATACTCAAAACACTAACAAATGAAAATACATTTATTATATCGCACAAAGGAGATATACTATTTGATAAATTTACCAACATAATTAAATTTGAAAAATA